TCGAAGAATTACCCCATCGCTGGCACGGTGCACGACGAGTTGATCGCTGTTGTGCCGGATGAAGAAGTTGCTGACGCTAAGACTTGGGTCTTGGCGCAGATGACCATGGAGCCGAGTTACATGCCGGGGATACCTCTGGCCGCTGACGGTGGCGCTCACCGTAGGTACGGGTTAGCAAAATCATGAGGAGAGAATCATGCAGATACCCAAGAAAATCAAAGTAGGCACCAAGACCTACGCAATCATCCAAGTCAAGAAAGCAAGGACAAAGAACACCCTTGCCGCCATTGACTACACGCACGGCATCATCTGGATGGCAACACACGACGAGCAAGGCAACAAGCTCAGCAATGAGGAAATGTCCGACACGTTCTGGCATGAGTTGACGCACGCTGTACTGCACGACATGAACCACGTCATGTGTTACGACGAGAAGTTTGTGACCGCATTTGCTAACAGGTTGTCCTATGCTGTTGACTCTGCGCAACTCTGAGGAACAGGCAATGTTCGACGCAATGATGGTCGCAGGCTGGGAAATAATGCAAGGGCAACATGTTTGGTGTATCAAAGCTCCAAACGGTGTCATGTTTGCAGTTCAAAAGCGTTGGCCAGAGCGCCCTATCATGCTCGACATCTTTGACGAGTTTATTAAATACCGCGAACATAAATCCATAATCATATGAAAAAACCAGCGTGGTCACACTCCTCCCTCAAAGACTTTGAGGGTTGTCAGCGCCGCTACTACGAAGTCAAAGTACTCAAGAACTACCCGTTCACAGAGACCGAGGCTACGCGGTACGGCAACCAAGTTCATGAAGCCCTAGAGCTGTATGTCAAGGACGGCACGCCCATCCCGCCTGAGTACGCGCAGTTCCAGCCTGTCGTGGATGCGTTGCTGAATAAGTCTGGCCGCAAGCTGGCTGAGTATGAAATGGCTTTGACCGCAGACCTCTTGCCAACAAGCTGGAAAGCGGATAACGTGTGGGTGCGAGGCATCGCTGACCTGTTAATTGTTGATGACGAGAACCTGACCGCGTGGGTGGCAGACTACAAGACCGGCAACAACAAGTACCCAGACCGCGATCAACTTGTGCTCATGTCGATCATGGTGTTTGCGCACTTCCCCCACATACGCAAGGTTAACTCTGCGCTGTTGTTTCTTGTAAAGAATGACATTGTAAAAATGTCATTGACATCAGACGAAGTTAAGAAGCACTGGTGGAATTACCGTGAACGCTATGCGCGTCTGGAAGCATCATTCGCAAACGATGTGTGGAACCCAAACCAAACGCCTCTGTGCGGTTGGTGTCCGGTGAAAACATGCGAGTTCAATCCAAAACATTAGGGAACACTCATGCCTTACAAAAATCCAGCAGACCGTCCGTCGTATGCCAAGTACGAACAAAAACCAGAGATCATTAAAAAACGAGCCGCTCGAAACAAAGCACGCGCAATGCTTATGAAAGAAGGACTTGTACACAAAGGAGATGGAAAAGATGTCGACCACAAACAGCCTTTATCAAAAGGCGGGACAACAAAGCGTAGCAATCTCAGCGTCAAGTCCGCTTCAAGTAATCGGAGCTTCGCACGCAAGTCTGACCACAGCATCAAGTAACGGGCACGTAAAAATAGAAGGTAGAGCACTTCACACTAAGCTTATCGTAGAGAGTAGTGTGTTGAGCATGGAACTTGAGTCCGAAGCGTTCAACGTACCTGTTGAAAGACTAATCAATCTTTGGGTAACACGCTTCGGAAACAAGTGGGTTGATTTAGAAACTATAGAGAGCGATGAGTTCTTTAGCAACGCATTTAAGAGACTTAAACAACTCGGAGAAGTTGAAGTTCATTTCTTAACGGACAGGGCACGCTATGTGTGTCGCATGCCAGAATAAAACAGGAGAAGCAAATGGGAAAAATGAAAAGAATGAGTCAAAGTTTGACAGAGGTACTAGAAGACTTGTACACACAAGAAAAACAAAAACTACAAACTCAAATTTTGTCTGGAACACATCCGGCACAGAACATGGTTGTGCAAGGCGGTATGCGAGGTATGTATGGGCAAGCACTAGCAGGCACACCCCACATAAGAAAAGGGCCGCCAACCGTAGACAACCCCAACAAGCGCGAAGCGTATGTCATTCCACTATCAAGACTCGCAGATATGTGGAGAGCAAAGTTTGGTGACACATGGATAGATGTATCTGAACTAGATGAAGAGTTTTGGATGGACGCATCGGCAAGACTTCATAGAAACAAACTGATGGAGGAGATCGAGTTCAGAGAAAGCAACACGCCGTGGGCGCGGTTGAAGGAGGGCGTATGAGCACGTGGAAATACAAAGCAACAGAGAGATACAACATGGGATGGATAGACCCGCGTGTTGTGCTTAAAAAGGCTGATGTATCTATAAAAACACTTCACCCGCCCGGACATGTGTCAACCGATTACACAGATGTGCCAACTGAAACGCTAAAAAATTTATGGTTGGCAAGGTTTGGTGGTCGAGCAGTGACGCAAATAGAGATGTTTGCAATAAGAGAAGAACAAATTGCGGAAGTGGCGCAAGAGTTGATGAATAGGCATCAGGTATCTGAGAGACATGACTACAGAGCTGACACTGATGAAGACACGGCGTACTACGTATTGGAGAAGACAAGTGGAGATAGTTGACAACAAAGCGCTGATACTGCGCACACGCGACCCAAGCAAATACGGCATCATTCCAAAACACAAAGTGCTCGGCCATGAAGATGGTATCTATCAAGTTGCTGTGTACTGGGGACTTGATGAGAGCAGAGTGCTGAAGAACCTTGGTGTCAAAGATGTACCGTCCCCAATCAAAGGACGCTATGGTTGGCCGGGCAAGTACAAGCCAATGGATCACCAAATTGAAACAGCGGCATTCTTGACACTGCATCGCAGAGCATTCTGCTTCAACGACCCCGGCACTGGCAAGACGCTCTCTGCTTTGTGGGCTGCTGACTACCTGATTGAACGCGGTGAAGTTCGCAGAGTGTTGGTGTTGTGTCCTCTGTCAATCATGCACAGTGCGTGGATGGGCGACATCATGAACAGCACCATGCACAGAAGCGCCATCGTCGCCCACCATCAACAAGCTGCACGGCGTATAGAAATGATTCAGCGTGACTACGAGATCGTCATCGCCAACTACGATGGTCTGAACCTGATCGCTGATGAGATACGCAATGATGGTCGCTTCGACCTTGTGATTGTGGATGAAGCCAACGCATACAAGAACCCATCAACACGGCGTTGGAAAGCGCTTGCGTCAATCATCAAGCCCGAGACATACCTGTGGATGATGACCGGTACTCCCGCATCACAGTCCCCTGTGGATGCGTACGGCCTTGCAAAGCTTGTTAACCCAAGCGGTGTGCCCAAGTTCCAAACAGCATGGCGCGATAAGGTGATGAACAAGATCAGCATGTTCAAATGGTCGCCCAAAGAAAACGCAAGGGCGCTTGTGTACGAAGCGTTGCAACCAGCAATTCGTTTCACAAAAGGGCAGTGTCTTGACTTACCTCCAGTCATCACAGTAACGCGTGAAGTACCCATGACACCGCAACAGAATAAATACTACAGGCTGTTGAAAGAACAGATGATGGTGCGTGCGGCGGGAGAAACAATCAGCGCAGTCAATGCTGGCGTTGCGGTAAACAAGTTGTTGCAAATATCGTGCGGTGCCGCCTACACAGACGACAGGGAGGTTGTTGAGTTCGACGCATCTCCGCGTCTGCATGTGCTCGACGAAGTGTTGGAGGAGACAGAACGCAAGGTCATCATCTTTGCTTTGTTCCGCTCAAGCATAGAAACAATAGTGACGCACTTAACCAAGCAGGGCTACGCCGTGGGACAAATTCATGGTGACGTGAGCGCCAGCAAGCGTGGACAAATCATTGGCGACTTTCAGACCACAGACAAGATACGCGTGCTGGTCATGCAACCACAAGCTACTGCACACGGGATTACCCTAACTGCCGCAGACACTGTGGTGTTCTTTGGGCCACTGATGAGCGTGGAGATGTACACCCAATGTATTGCACGCGCAGATCGCAAAGGTCAAAACTCTGACAAAGTTACTGTGGTACACATTGAATCAAGCCCAATTGAGAAAAAATTATTCAAGGCCATGGGCGGTAAAGTAACCGACCACAAGTTGCTGGTAGAAATGTTCGACAGCGAAGTGAAAAATATTTAAGAAAGGAGTTGTGTTTGATTTTGTTCCGTGTATGATGTTAAACGTTAGACAAAATAACAGGAGAAGCAAATGACTGCAATAGTCGACGATGATGCTCCCGCTACAGAGGAGCCGAGTGAAATGTCCACTGTCCCAATGGACAAGTTGGCAAAGGTGTACCGTAAGATGGCGGCTCGAATTCAAGAGCTGACTCAAGCGTACGAAAACGAAGTTGAGGAAATCAAACGACAGCAAGACATCGTGAAGATTGCCCTCAAAGATCAGATGCTTGCACTGGGCGTGTCCTCTGTGCGCACTGACCAAGGCACTGTAGTGTTGTCCACAAAGACACGCTACAACACACAAGACTGGGATTCATTCAAGGCATTCGTGCTTCAACACGAAGCCGTTGATCTGTTGGAGAAGCGTATTGCGCAGACCAACATGGCAACATTTCTTGAAGATAACCCCGGCCTCGTACCACCCGGATTGAACTCATTGACTGAGTACGCAATCTCTGTTCGCAAACCAACCAAGTAATCAGGAGAAATATCACATGACCAATGTGACGCTTTTTAATAAAGCAAACGTACCCGCGTTTGCAAAAGGCCGTGAAGGCCTGTCCTCAGTCGCCAAAGCTTTGGCTGGCAACAACGTAGATACCACCAAGCGTATCTCAATCAAGGGCGGTGTGTTCCGCTTGTACAGCGGCGGTAAAGAAATCGCTTCAATCGAAGAACGCTATCTGGACGTTGTGTTTGTTGCCGCCGCGCCTGAAATTGGACGCGTGTTTTATGCGAAGTCGTACGATGGTGAAGTAACTGCGCCTGACTGCTGGTCTGCTGACGGCAAGACCCCCTCTGTTGATGCTGGCAACAGACAACACAGCAACTGCAAAGACTGCCCACAAAACATTGCAGGGTCTGGTCAAGGTAACAGCCGCGCATGCCGCTACCAGCAACGTGTTGCGGTAGTGTTGGCCAACGACATGGAAGGCGACATTCTCCAGTTGACACTGCCAGCCAAGTCAATCTTTGGTGATGGCGAAGGTGAGAACCGCCCATTACAGGCGTACATCAAGTGGTTGATGGCTCAGCAAGAACCGATTGACCCCAGCTTGGTCGTGACACGTTTGAAGTTTGATACCAAGTCTGAAAGCCCCAAACTGTTCTTCAAGGAGATGCGCTGGTTGACTGAAGACGAGTATGAGATTGTGTCCAAAAAAGCTGAGTCAGCAGAAGCCAAGCGTGCTGTTGCGATGACAATGCCGAAAGCCCCCACTGTGGCGGCTCCTCTGGCTATTGCTGGCACACGCCCTGCCAAGGTTGAAGCTGAGGAAGACGAGCCGCCAGCACCCGCACCCAAGGCAAAGAAAGCCAAGACCGCGCCTGTTGCAGAGGATGAGGGCGAAGAGCCGACTGTGCGCAAGGAAGAGAAGAAGCCAAGTGCCGTGCCTGCCAAGAAATCAAACTTGGCGGCAATGGTGGACGATTGGGACGAAGAGTAAGGAGGGCGGGGCTTCGGCCCCTTACAACATGGCTTACTCACAACAAACAATCAACATGGTCATGAAAGCGCCTAAGACGTTGGGTAACCAACTGGGGCGCTGGGCTGTTCACCACAACTTCTCTGTCGTACGAATCTCTCAAGCACTTGGTGTTTCACGCCAATCTGTTTACAACTGGTTCGGCGGTGGTGAAGTGTTTGTCGCTTACCGACCATCGGCAAGCGCACTTCTTAAAATCCTACAAACATCAAGCACAGCCGACGAGGCTTGGAGAAAAACATGCAAGGCGTTCAACCTAAGCAACTGACAGACAACGAGCTTTTGCGGTACGTGTACATCATGGGCTTCGACAGAGTTCCTCCGGACTGGATTGAGACGCTTGTTGAGCGCATGGCGGCACTGATAGACAACAGAGAAACCATATACCAAAGTGGGTTTGAAGAAGGCTTTCAGCAAGGCGTAGAGCACGCAACCGACGACTTTAAATAAACCAAAGGATAGACATGACTCCGCTTGAGTTTCTAGCGGTGGTTCTGCCGTCTTCGGGTTTAGGCTCGTACTGTGCGGTAGAACTCACAAGAAAAAAGCAGCATGTGTTCAAGGACACGATTGCCGACTTTCAGCCCTACATAGACAGCTGGAACGCAGATCATTGCGACATCTTCTATGCAGTGTCTTGTTTTGAGGGCAACAAGCGTGAAGCTGAGAAAGCCACGCACATAAGGTCGTTCTTTGTAGACTTGGATGGCTACGCATCAAAGAAAGCCGCTGTGCTGGCGTTGGACGCATTCATGGCCAAGGTCGGGCTGGATAAGCTTGGCAAGCCGTGGATTGTTGGTTCTGGTGGTGGGCTTCACTGCTACTGGCCGATAACACGCGACATGACGATTGATGAGTGGCGACCTGTTGCGCAGAACATAAAACT